TGCGGGTCGTGGTCGTCATGGTGCATCTCCTTGGTGAGCGGGGTTGCTCTTGGAGCGTCCGACGCGGGGTCGGGCGCTCGCGGGCGATCTCGCTACGGGCGCCCGCAGGCTGCGGATGCGGCCGCCTCGATGGCGTCGATCGCGTCGCTGAGCCTGGGGCCGGACAGCACGGCATGGAGGATCTTGATCGACCGGCCGTCCATCCAGTGGTCGAGCGTCGTGCCCCAGCGCTCGTAGACGGGGCGGCCGTCCTCGGCGGGCAACAGGGTGACCTCGACCTCGATCACGTCGTACCCGGGCAGTACCGCGGCCACGGTCACGTCCATGCCGCGCTCCACGCCCGTCGTCGTCATCCTCGCGCACCCTACTGCGGCCGGCCTCGTATGCGTCTTGGTCGTCATTGCGTGTCCCTCTCGACTGCGTTGTGTGAGCACCGTATGTGCAGTCACCGTGCCAACGCAAGCGGCCGTATTTGCTGGGCCGACCCCCGGGTCGCCACTCACCCTGGGTCACAAAAGACGACCCACCCCCACCCAAAACGACCATACGTGACTGTATGTGCATGGCTTGACATGGTCACTATACTCTGGCACGACTCCTACCGTTGGCCCTCGGGTCGACGGCGGCACCTCCACCGCAGGGGCAGGCCCGGGAGCGCGGACCGGACCGCCCCACCTTACCGGTGGAGAGGGAGGCACGGGATGGGCGACCTCAGCGGCGCGGGGAAAGGGGTCCGGGTAAGCCGGACGACCAAGCGCCCCGCGACGCGCTCCCCCAACGGTGTGGCTGCTGCTCGCCGGCTGCTCACCGAGGTCGAGGTCACGGAGGGCCTGCGCCTGGACTCCGAGGATCTCCGCGTCCTGCGCGCGTGCTGCTCGATGCGCCCCCCTCGCAATGCTGGCGCCATCGTCGCGGCGATGAAGGCGCGGCTCGAATACTCCCAGCGCAAGCCGGTGGTGGGCGTCGAACACTCCGGCAACGTGACCTACCAGTTCGTCGACCCCTACGCCACGCCAGAGCCCTCGGGTGGGTAGCGCGATCGACCTCAAGTTCGCCCCGTGGCCCCATCAGCGGGAGGCGCACGAGCGGCGTCTCCGGTTCAGCGTGCTGGTCTGGCACCGGCGCGCCGGGAAGACGGTCTGGGCGATCGTCGAGCTCATCCTGGCCGCGATCGTCTGCACGAGGCAGGCGCCGCGGTTCGCCTACATCGCCCCCTATTATCGACAAGCCAAGTCTGTGGCGTGGGAGTACCTGCGCCGGTTCGCCCTATGCATTCCCGGGACCGACATCAACGAGACCGAGCTCTCGGTCAGGCTGCCGAACGGCGCGGTGATCCGGCTCTACGGCGCGGACAACCCGGACACCCTGCGCGGGCTCTACTTCGACGGCGTCGTGCTGGACGAGGTCGCCGACATGCGGCCGCAGGTCTGGGGCGAGATCATCCGGCCGGCGCTGGCGGACCGCGAGGGGTGGGCGGTCTTCATTGGCACGCCGAAGGGCCACAACCTCTTCAGCGAGAAGTATTTCGAGGCGCTCCAGAACCCGGCGGAGTGGTTCGCGGACCTGCGCCGCGCCTCGGACACTGGGGCGATCGCGCCGGCCGAACTCGAGAAGGCCAAGCGCGAGATGAGCCCCCCACAGTGGGCTCAGGAGATGGAGTGCGACTTCGGCGCCGCCGTCGAGAACGCGCTCTGTCCGCTCGAGGTCGTCCTCGCGGCGCAGAAGCGCGCGGTCACGGCGCCCGAGATCGAGGACATGCCGGTCATCCTGGGGGTCGACGTGGCGCGGATGGGTGGCGACCGCTCGGTCATCGCCCGCCGGCAGGGCCGCGCCCTGTTTCCCCTCGCCACCTTCCGCCAGATCAAGACCATGGAACTCGTGGGCAGGGTGGCGCGAGCCCTCGACGAGATCAAGCCTGACGCCTGCTTCATCGACTCGGGCGGCATCGGCGCGGGCGTGGTCGACCGGCTGGAGCAGATGGGCCACGACGTGATCCCGGTGGACTTCGGCGAGACGGCGCTCGACGCGCGTTTCGACAACCGGCGCGCGGAGATGTGGTGGGGGATGGCGGACTGGCTCGTAGGCGCGTCCATCCCGCCCGGCGCGGACTTGGTCGCCGACCTGACGGCCCCGACCTACGACTACGCGAACCGGCGCGGCCGCTTAGCGCTGGAGAGCAAGGACTCGATGCGCGAGCGCGGGCTGGCCTCGCCGGACCTGGCCGACGCGATCGCGTTGACGTTCGCGGCGCCGGTCGCGTGCCGGAAGACACACGACGCGCTGCTCGGCTACGAACTGCGCCGGGGCCACGTCCGCTCCGAGCTGGACGACGAGAGGGGGTACCGCTGATGGGGTTCTTCAGCAGGTTCAAGAAGTTCATCAAGGATCCCTCCCTCTCCGCCGTCAAGGACGAGATCGCCTCCTACGATCCCACGACCACAGCGGGTCGAGAGAAGCTGGCCCAGAACGCTGGGGCCTTGGCGTTCGCCCCCGTGACGGGCGGGGTCTCCCTCCTGGCTGGTACCGGTGGGCCTCTCGACATCCGCCAACTGAAGACGCCTGGCATCCCCGACCCCGGCGCGCCGCCGGTCCCGGCCGACTACAGCGACCAGGCGATCCGGGACATCCAGAAGATGCAGAAGTTGGCCTCCCGCGGCCGGCTCGGGCTGCGCTCGACGTTCCGCACGGGCCCGCAGGGCGCCTACGCCCCTCCCGCCATCCCGCGCCGCATGACCGGAGTCTGACGTGAGCGACTCCCCCAAGCAGTACGTGCTGCGCCGGCTGAACGAGCTCAAGGCCGTGCGCGCCCGGTACGAGCCGGACCTCCGCGCGGTCTGCGAACTCCAGACGCCCGGTGCTGCCCGGTGGGACCCGCTCGAGGGTGAGCGCGGCGTCGCGCCGACGCGCCCGATCAACAACACCGCGATGCTGGCGGCCCGGATCGCTGCCTCTGGCCTCTTCGCCTCGCTCACCCGCCCGTCCTCGATCTGGTTCCGGCTCACGACCCCGGACCCGGAGATGGCGGATTGGGGCCCGGCGAAGGAGGCCATCAGCCTGCGCGAGACCCGGATGCGCTGGGTATTCAGCAAGGCCAACTTCTACCAGGCGCTGGCCGACTCGATCTATCCGGGCCTGCTCAACTACGGTTTCGGCGTCGGTATCCTCGACTCGCACCCTCGCAGGATCATCAACATCGTCACCCCTCCCCTCGGCGAGGCGTACCTCTCCGCCGGCAGCAGCGGGGTCGATACCATCTACCGCCGGGTCCCAATGACCGTGCGCCAGATGGTGCAGACCTTCGTGGCCGGCGAGAACGGCGCGATGGACTGGAGCAAGGTCTCGCACCAGGTGAAGGCCTCATGGGACTCGGGTAAGCGGGAGTTCGTCTCCGAGATCGTTCACGCGATCGAGCCCCGCGTGGAGTTCGACTCCTCGCGCGGTACCGCGCTGATGATGCCGGTCTCGTCCCGATGGGTCGAGGCGAGCGGCGACGACGATGTGGTCCTCCGCGAGTCGGGCTATCGCTCCTTCCCGGGCCTCTGCCCTCGGTACGCCGTGAGGGGCAACGAGAGTTACTCCTACCGGTGCCCGGGTCTCGACTGCATCGGGGACACGGGAGAGCTGGAGCACGAAGAGCGGCGGATCAGCGGCGCGACGGACAAGATGCTCGTCCCCCCGATGAAGGCGAGCGCGGACATGCGCGGCGCCGGAGGCACCCTGCGCGCCGGTGACACGACGTGGCTCCCCCGGAGCGTGGGCTCGGCTGGGTCGACGTTCGAGCCATCAATGCCGATCAACCACCTCCCGCAGGCCGTGCGCGAGATCAAGGAGCACAAGATCGACATCCAGGAGCGGATCGACCGGGCCTACTACGTCGACCTCTGGATGCGGATCCTCTCCGACCAGCGGCTCCAGCGCGCGACCGCGAAGGAAACCGAACTCGCCCAAGACGAGGCGATGGCCCAATTGGCCCCCCTGCTCGAGCGGCTCGACCCGGAACTGTTCATCCCGGCGATCGACCGGACGCAAGAGATCATGGAGGAGCGGGGATTTCTCCCGCCCCTCCCGCCGGAGTTAAACGGTGTGCAGCTCAAAGTCGAGTTCGTCTCGGTCCTGCACCAGGCCCAGAAGTTGATGGGCCTCGCCGGGACCCGGTCGCTCATCATCGAGATCGGCAACCTCTCCCAGCTCAAGCCCGAGGCGCTCGACAACCTGAACGCGGACGCGATTGCCCAAGACCTGGCCGACACCATCGGGGCGAAGCCGTCCTACATACTCACGAAGGAAGAGGTAGCGGTTCTCCGGCAGGCCCGGGCCGAGCGGGAGCAGAAGGCGCAGCTCGACGCTCAGGCTGTCGCGGCGGCCAAGGCCACGCAGCAGCTCGGCGCGGTCGACCCAGCCCTCGTCGGCGCTGCGTCCGAGAACGCCGGTGCGGCCGCGCAGGGCTACGGCCCGATCGCCGCGTCCGGGTTTGGGGGCCTCCAGTGAGCCAGCGCGGCGCACCCCCCCTGGAGAACGACGGGACGATCGGCCGCAAGGCTGCGGCTGCGAAGATCGTCGAGCAGATCCACGCGGAAGACGTCGCCTGGGTCCTGTCGGACGTGCGGGGCCGGCGCGCCGTGGCGTGGTGGACCGAGCTCTTCGGCGAGCTGTCGAGTAGCCGGTGGAAGCCTGGGGCCGAGATCCACCTCCTCGCCGGCCGGGCGGACCTCGCGCTGATGATCCTCAACGATTGTCTGGAGGCGTCGCCCGAGAAGTACGCCGCTCTCCGGCACGAGAGCATCGACGTCTTCGTCACGAACGAGATCGAGAAGCGCGGCATCCACAACCTGAAGGAGAAAGAAGCATGACCACCCTAGCAGCGCCTGCGGCGCAGGCCACCCCCGAACCCGCTCCGGCGTCTCCAGTCGTTCCCCCCGTCGTCCAGCCGCCGGTAACCCCCAAGGCTGGCGAAGGTGCAGCACACACGCAGCAATCGCTCCCCGGGGGAATCCTGGGAGGCGAGCCCGCGCCGAAGGATGGCGCAGGAGGCGAGGCGAAGGCGGAGCCCGCGGCGAAAGCCACCGAGCCGGTTCCGGCGGAGCTGAAGGTAACCCTCCCCGATGGGGCGAAGCTCGACGAGTCGATCCTGAAGGGCCTGACGTCCGAGGCGGCGAAGCTGAAGCTCACGAGTGAGCAGGCTTCCGGTCTCGCGGCGTACCTCGCCACCGAGCAGAAGGCGAGCGAGGAGCGGGACGTAGCCGAGTGGACGAAGCGCAGCGACGATTGGCTTGCGGCCGTGAAGGCCGACAAGGACTTCGGCGGGGCCAAGTTCGACGCCACGAAGGCGCACGCGCAGGCGGCAGTCCTGAAGGCCGGCGGGCCGGAACTGGCCGCCGAGATCCAGGCATGGGGGCTGACGAATGCCCCCTTCCTCGTGAAGGGGTTCGCCCGTCTGGGCAAACTCCTCGGCGAGGACACCTCCACGGTCGACAAGGCCTTGGGCGGCGCTCCCGGTTCTGTCTCGGACGAGAAGGCGAAGCTCGAGGTCCGCTACGACCATCCCGACTCGGTGAAGGCTCGCCAGTCGGGCGGGTAACCGTCTCACCTACGAAGGAGCACCACCATGGGAACCGACCGCCGCACCCTCCTCGACATCGCGCGGGAGACCGACCCCAAGGGCCGGCCCGCGCAGATCATCGAGGTGCTGAACCAGACCAACCCCATCCTCCAGGACATGCCGGCCTTCCCCTCGAACGCACCGATGGGGAACACCGTCACCATGAGGACGGGCCTCCCGACCGTCGCCTTCACCAAGATCAACCAGGGTTCGACCCGCTCGAAGAGCGCGAGCGAGAAGCGGGTCGACACGATGGGCATCCTCGACGGCCTCTCCGAGGTCGACTCGAAGATGCGCGCCGTGATCGGGGCGGCCCGGTTCGACGCCCATCGCCGGAAGGAGGACGACAGCTTCGTCGAGGCGATGGCGCAGACCGCCGCGCTCACCCTCTTCTACGGCAACGAGAAGACGAACGAGGCCTCTTTCACCGGCCTCGCTCCTCGGCTCAACACCCTGGCGTCGGTGGCGACCGGTTCGCAGGTCTGGGACTCGGACGCCGCCGGTACGGGTGGTGACCTGACCTCGATCTACGTCTGCGACATGGGCGAGAAGGGCGCGCACCTCATCTACCCCGAGGGCTCCACCGCCGGCATGGCGGCGAGTGACAAGGGAGAGGTCCGCGTCACCGACATCGACGGCAACCCGATGATGGCGTTCGTCTCCTCGTTCCTCTGGACGCTCGGCCTCTCCATCGAGGACCCGCGCCACATCGGGCGGCTCGCCAACATCGACGTCTCAACGGCGCTCGCCGACACGGGCCTCGCTCTCGGCATGGACCTCATCGACGTCCTCACGTCGATGCCAGACCAGGGCGGGATGACGCGGGTGGCGTACTGCGCGAAGCGGATCGTCGCGGCCTTCTACAAGCAGGCCATCAACAAGAGCAACGCCTCCCTCACGATCCGGGACTACCTCGGGAAGCCGACGCCCTACTTCTGGGACGTCCCGCTCCGCGCGTGCGACCAGATCTCCCTCACGGAGTCGCAGGTCAGCTAACGCTGGCCCCGGCCAAGAAAGGAAACCAGTCATGATCGGCGACTACGAGCAGTACCTCACGAAGGTCGACGGGGCCGGCGCGGGCGAGAACCTTCGCCCTGCGGCCTCTGCCTACGGACAGCGGCCCTTCATCTCGAAGGGCTTCTTCGACGTCGGCGTCGGGCAGAAGGTCACCGCCTTCTACCGGGTCAAGGAGAACTACAACACCCTCACCTCGGCGGTCATCTCGATCGTCGGGTGCGACGACACCACGGAGCCGGGCCTCACCACCGCCGGCACGAACGAGGTCACCCTCGCCGCGACCGGCACGGTGCTCCTCGCTGCGCTGGTGACGACGAACAACATCGTGCGGATCGGCGTCCTGAACGCCGGCAGCAGGAAGAAGATGCTCCGGGCGAAGTTCACCACGACCGGCACCCAGCCGACGGCGGGCGCCATCACGGTGTTCTTCGTCGAGGGCGACACCTCGGTCCCGAACAACACCGGCCTCGTGCTGTAGGCCGCTTGAGCTGGGGGCCGTTGCCATTGGGCGGCCCTCGGCTCTTCCTCTCAGGAGAACATCGTCATGCCAAAGTATCTGGTCACTCCGCAGATGTACCCTGGCGTCTATCGCGCCGACGCGGGCTTCTTCCGCCCCGGCGAGGTCGTCACCCTCAACGCAGGCGAGATCCCGTCGAAGAACTTCGAGCCGATGGACGCCGAGGCTCAGGCGGCGATCGAGAAGGCGCACAAGATCAAGAAGCCGATCGTCGGGGCCCCCGAGCCCAAGAAGGCGCACGACGACAAGATGAGCGTCCGTGAGCTCTCGAAGGGCATCGCCTAGTTCCACGCGGTAGGAGGGCAGCCGCATGACCGACGTCGAGATCTGCAACCTCTCACTCAGGCGCATCGGAGTGACGAAGAAGCTGGATTCGCTGGACGACTCTCCGGAGGCGTCTGTCGAGTCCTCGACGTGCGCGCTGCTTTTCCCCCTGATGCGCGACCGGCTGCTCGAGACCTACGAGTGGCCGTTCGCGCACGGGCGGGCTCACCTCACCGAGGCGGTCCCCGTGCCACTGCGGTCTGATTGGGCGTTCGCCTACGTGCTCCCAGCCGACTGTGTCGTGCCGAGGGACATCGTCCCGGAGTCGGACAGGTCGCCGTGGACCGTGGAGGCGAGCGACGACGGCAAGAAGCAATGGCTCCTCACCAATGTTGAGGACGTGGAGATCAGCTACACGAAGAGGATCGCGAACCCTGCGCTCTGGCCGGCGTCGTTCATCGACGCGCTGGCGTGGCTGCTCGCGGGCGAGCTGGTGATGCCGCTCGCGGTGTCGCAGGCGCGCGAGGGCGTGGCGATGAAGCGGTTCGAGTTGGCGCTGGACGCGGCGGCGGTCGTGGCAGCGCGGCAGGGCAGGACGCAGGACACGGACCCGACCCCGTCGAGCATCGCGGCGAGGGGGTAGGCGATGGGACAGGGCCCGATCAGGCAGAGCAATTTCAGCAACGGAGAGCTCGCGCCGGAACTCCATGCGGACACGAACGCGACGCAGTACCACCAGAGCGTCGCGCACCTGAAGAACAGCATCCCCACGTCCTTCGGGGCGATCGTGGACCGGTCCGGGACGCTCTTCGTCGGTGAGACGAAGGACTCCTCGAAGACCTCGAGGATCGTCCCGTTCATCTTCGGGGGGGACCAGAGCTACGTGCTGGAGTTCGGCGGGCAGTACGTGCGCGTCTGGTCGAAGGCGGCGCCGGTCGGGAGGGAGCACCTCGTCGCCGGCGGCGTCGGGACGATGATTCAGTCGGAGGACGCCGGCGTGTCCTTCTCGACCACAGGCATGGTCGACCCGCCGGCCGAGGTCCATTCGATCGCCCACAACGGCGACTACTACGTGGCCGTCGGATTCGACGGAACGACCTACTACTTCTACAAGAGCCTGGACGGGCGAGCGTGGACCTCCGTCGCGGCGGGGAAGCCCTACCGGAGCGTGGTGTGGACCGGCTCGCAGTGGATCGCGTGCGGCGGGCGGAGCGCGACGCCGACCTTCTACTCGTGCATCTCGACCTCGCCTGACGGGGTGACGTGGACCCCCGCCACCGTCGCCGGGCCGTCGGGCGCCAACGTCGCGTGGCATTGCATAGCCGTCGGCAGCGGGCACGTCATCATGGTGGGAGGCGTGAACGAGACTTCCTCCGGTGTCGCGGCCGTCTCTGGCGACGGCGGAGCGACGTGGACGGTCTCCTACCTGGGGACCAACTCCTGCGCGTTCGGAGTGACGTGGACGGGGACCTCGTTCGTGGCGGTCGGCGGGTACGCCGTCGACAACCAGCTCCGAGCGTGGCGCAGCGCGAACGAAGGCACCTCGTGGACACCCATCGCGGTCGGCGCGGCGGGGTCCGGGCAGGACACGTTCTACGGGGTCGCGTCCAACGGCGCCGCGGGCGTGCTCGCTGTCGGCCGCGACAACGCGGGGGCCGACCGGCACTACTACAGCGCCGACGACGGGCTTACGTGGAACCGCAAGGGCCCCGGCTCGTTCAAGGGCAGAGGGGTCTGCTGGGACGCTGGCGCCCAGGCCTTCATCGTGGTCGGCGAGACAGGCGCGGTGACCCGGTACCTTTCCGGCACCGATACCTGGGAGGCCACCCAGACGATCGGGACGGACACCCGCTACGCCGTCCAGAAGGGGCCCGGAGGCGCCGGCGCGCTCGAGGTCGCGACCCCCTACGCCGAGGGCGACCTCCGCCGCCTGAAGTTCGTCCAGAGCGGCGACACGCTGGTCATCTGCCATCCGGCCTACGCGCCGCGGGAGCTGCGGCGGTACGGGCACGCCTCGTGGGCGCTCGCCGAGATCGCGGTGACACGCTCTCTCTCGGCGCCGACGGGGCTGACGGCGACGTCCACGGTCCCCGGCACTCCGCCCAGCGGGTGGCCGACGAAGCCGCGGTCCTGGGTGGTGACGGCGGTCGACGCCAACGGGGAGGAGTCGCTCCCTTCGACGCCCTACGCCCCGGCGCTCATCTCCCGGTACCCGCAGACCCCCGTGGCGCTCTCGTGGGCGGCGGTGACCGGCGCGGTCCGGTACCACGTCTACGCGGGGCGGAACGGCCTCATGGGGTGGGTGGGAACCTCGACGACGGCCGCGTTCAACGACGACGGGCAGGACCCGGACTACTCCGACGGGCCTCCGGTCGGGCGGAACCCCTTCGGCACGGCCAACGACTATCCGGCCTGCGCCACCTACGACGGCGCGCGCCTGGTCTTCGGCAACACGGTGAACCGGCCGGCGACGACCTTCGGCTCCCAGCTCGGCGCGCTCCACAACTTCGACGTCTCCGAGGTCGCGAAGAGCAGCGACGCCTACACTTGGGGGATCGCCTCCCGGCGGTGGGAGGAGATCCGCTCCCTCGTGCCGATGGGGAAGCTCCTCGCGTTCACCTCCGGCGCGGAGTGGCAGCTCGTCGGGAGCAATGGCCCGATCGGTCCGACCTCCTTTGGCGCGGTGCCGCAGTCCTACTTCGGCTCCTCCTGGCTGGACCCGATCGCCATCGGCGCGAGCATCCTCTTCGTACCGTTCTCCGAGGCGTCGGTGCGCGAGCTCGGCTACTCGGCCGAGGCCGGCGGGTACGTCGGCGGCGACGCCTCCGCGCCCGCGAACCACCTCTTCCGGGGCCGGCGCGTCGTCGCATGGGACTACCAGCAGAAGCCCTACTCTCTGGTCTGGGCGGTCCTCGACGATGGGACGCTGCTCTCCCTGACGTGGGTAAAGGAGCGCGGCGTCTCGGGATGGGCGCACCACGACACCCAGGGGTGTTTCGAGGACGTCTGCGTGGTCCCCGAGGGAACGGAGACGGTGGTCTACCTGCTCGCCAACCGGACCATCAACGGCGCCACGAAGCGGTACGTCGAGAAGTTCGCCAGCCGGGAGATCGCGGACGTGCGGACGGGCGTCCTCTCCGACTGCGCCATCACCTACGACGCAGCACCGGCGACGGTCTTCTCGGGGCTCGGGTACCTCGAGGGGATGCTCGTTGAGGTGCTCGCCGACGGCGTGCCGACCACGGCGACCGTGGCGAGCGGCGCCATCACGCTGTCGAAGGCGGCCAGCAAGGTCGTCGTCGGGCTCAAGTACGTCCCCGAGGGCGAGCTCCTCGACGTGGCGAGCGCTGAAATCCGCACCCGCGCGAAACTCATCCGCCGGGTGACGCTCGAGGTCGAGGCAACCCGCGGCTACCTCTCGATCGGGGAGAGCATCACCGGGACGCTGAAGAAGGTCGAGCCGGAGCTCACCCTGAAGGCCGGCGACTCGGGCCTCTGGGCTGGGCAGATCAACATGAAGCCGGAAGGCTCTTGGAACAGGGGCGGCCGGATCGCGTGGCGCCGCGACGCGCCGCTCCCCTTGAAGATCCTCGCGGTGACGCGGGAGACGGAGGTCGGCACGTGATCCCCATCGCAGTACCCATCGCCATCGCGGTACTTGGGCAGCTCACCAAGGGGTTCGGCGAGACTCAGGCGGCCAAGGCCGACGCGGAGATCGCTCGGCGCAACGCCAAGCTCGCCCGGATGCAGGCCTCGGGCGCCCTGAACCAGGGTGCCGCGGACGCGGGCCGGGTCCGCTCTGCCGGGACCCAGGTGCTCGCCGACCAGCAGGTCGCGGTGGGCAACAACAACGCCGACCTCGGCAGCGAGTCGGCCCTGAACCTCTTCTCCACGACCCGGGCCCAGAACGCGCTCGACGTGGCTACGGTGCGGTCGAACGCCGCACAGAAGGCATGGGGGCTGGAGGCGGAGGCGCAACAGCACGATTTCGAGGCCGAGCAGGCGAAGCGCCGGGGTAAGCTGGCCCCGATCTCGGGAATCCTGGGCGGCGCTGGCAACATCATGTCGATCTTCTCCAGTCGGTAGGGGGCAACGGTGCCGACGGCGATCCCGGAGTACCAGCAGAAGGTGCAGGCCCAGGACGCCCCAAGCGTGCGGCTGCGCGTCAACGTCACGCCGAAGGACGTCGTCGGGGACATCCCGCAAGGGCTGGACCGGCTCAACGCTGGCGTTCAGGATGTGATGAGGACGCAGCAGGAGAGCCGGCTCAACCAGGCCTACGTCGACCTCTCCGCCGCGCGCTTCGACATCGAGGACGAGATCGACAAGCAGGTCGGGCAGGACGCGCTGACCGGCGACCTCGAGGGCAAGGGGCAGAAGAAGTTCCGGCAGGCGGCGGACGCGCTCGCGAAGGACATCCCCGACGGGGCCGTGCGCCGAGCGTTCAATGCCGCCTTCGCGCGAGAGAACGAGGGGCTCCGAGAACACGCCGTCAAGCACGTCGGGGCTCAGTCGAAGCGAGTCGAGGGCGAGACGTGGAAGTCGGCGGCCGAGATGGCGCTCCAGAAGGCTGCCCGCAGCGCCGAGGTCACTCCCGAGGGCGGAGTCCTGATCGACGTGCGGCCCCGGCAGGATCTTGACGCGCTCACGACGCAGCGGATCCAGTCGCGAGGGATGGACCCGGCCGGGCCGATCGCCCAGCAGCTCCGCGGCGAGGTCTCGACCGGCTACCACGTCGGGATCATCGAGGAGGTCCGCGGGACCAGCCCCGGCGCGGCGCTCGCCTACCTCGAGCGGAACAAAGGCGAGATGGACCCGGACAAGGTCCAGAATCTCCGGCGGGAGCTCAAGCCGTCGAGCCTCATCGCCGAGGCGCAGGCGAAGGTCATGGACATCGAGGCGGCCAACCCGAAGGACGCAGAGGCGAGGGTCAAGGCGGCGATGGCGGTCCCGGGAGAACTGGGGCAGAAGACCCTTCAGGTCCTCCGGGAGCGCGAGGCGATGGCCGAGGAGGCGCGCGCGGACGGGCAGCAGAAGATCGTGAGCGGCCTGATGAACGGGATCTCCGGCGGCGCCATCGGGACGGTCTCCCAACTGGAGGCCCTGCCGGACTTCACCGGCAACCTCGACGACGACGGACGGGTCCGGGTCCGGGACTACCTCCTCGCGAAGCAGCACCAGGCGGCGGCGGAGCGGCGCGCGAGAGAGAGCCACACGGAGGCGCGAGCGCAGGCCCGTCGGGATCTGGAGTTCACGACGTGGTTCGCGCGGCAGCCAGCGGCGGTCCGGCTCACCACGAACGTCGACGAGGAGGCGGCCAAGCGCGGCGCCTCGGTCGTCGGTGCGAACCGCGCCGGCGCGCTCCAGCAGACGACCCGGACCAGCCTCCCGAAGATGTTCGACCAGCAGGGCTTTGCGAAGGACGCCAACGGATGGGCGCTGGCGGCGTACCCCGGGACCAGTTCGTCGGCCAAGCGGACCCGGGAGGGGTTCATCGCCGGCTTGCGCGAGTGGCACGACGGGGAGGTCCTCGACGGCCGAGCGGTCGACGACAAAGCCATGAAGGCGAAGGCGGCCGAGCGGCTCACCTTCGGCGAAGAGGCGAACGGCGGCGCGTGGAACTCGAACATGACGGCAGAGGAGGCGAGGCAGAAGGGCATCCCGTTCAAGCCCTTCCCCGCGAGCGACCAGAAGAATCCGCTCGTCAAGGAGGTGCTCGCCAGCGCTGGTCCGGCGTCGGCGGAACCCCCGGCTCAGCCTCCGGGTCCGGTCCGGGTGAGCACCCCGGCCGAGGCGCGCGCGCTTCCCAAGGGCACACGGTTCATAACCCCCGACGGCAAGATCAAGGTGCGGCCCTAGATGGCGACTCCGGCAGCCGACCCATTTGCGGACTTCCCGGATGCTCCCGCGGAGCCTCCTGTCGCTGCGCCAGCGCCCGCTGTAGCGGCGAGCGACCCCTTCGCCGCCTTCCCGGACGCACCCGAAGCCGAGCAGCCCCAGAAGGCCCAGGAGGCAGCGGAGCCGCAGGGCCCCACCAGAGGGTCGCCAGAGGCCTTGGCGCAGTCGTACCTGATCGCCTCGCACGCTCCGGGCGGACCGAACCGAGACGAGCCCCCCGACTTCGCGGCGATGTCGACGCACTCCCCGGTCACCGCGCGCCACCTGAGCACGCCGAAAGCAATGCTCACCTCGGCCGGCGACTACGATAAGCTCTCTGGGGTCGAGCGGCACCTGACCGGGTCGCTCTTCTCGCTGTCCCGGGGGGCCGACGACCAGTGGACGCCGCCGAAGTGGTTCGCGGGGTTCGCGGCTGGAACGGCCGGCCTTCTGTCGAGCGCTGGCAAACTCGGCGAGGACCTGGGCGTCTTCCGAGATGACCAGCCGTGGTCCGCTCAGTATGCGGCGGAACGTCGCGCAGCGATCAACCACTTCGATGCCGTGGCCTCGACCGAGATCGCCACCTCGAACCTTGGCGAGGAGGTCGTTGTCGGGGGTTCGCGGGCGGCGCCGGCCCTGGCGGCCTTCGCGGCTGCCGGCGCCGCTGGTGGCTTCGCCGCCATGGCCGCGCTGGGCGCCGGGCTGGGGTTCCCGGGCCTGAAGCGGCAGATCCTTGAGGTTCGAGGGCCCAACGGAGAGGAGATCGATCCGACCATCGCGACCGGGTTGGCTGCCGGGACCGCGGTCGTGGGGGGCGCGGCTCAGGCGGTGGCCCTGGGCCCTCTGGCGAAGAGCGTCTTCGGGCCGACGGTGCAGAAGTTCATCCCGGGACTCTTGAACCGGATCCTGACCAGCAACGCGATCGGGAGCCTTGCCGGCAGGATGGTGGCGCGAACCGCGACCCATGCGGCTCTGGGTGCGGCCGGGATGGCCTTCACCGGGGCGCTCGACGACACCGCCATCCAAGCGGCGAAGGTCAAGGCTGGCGCGCAGGGGGAGATTGACCTCTCGCAGGCTTACGAGCGCGGCAAGGAATCGTACATCCAGGGGCTCAAGGACTTCGCCCTCCTGTCCCTCTGGGGCGGCGCGCGTCGGATGTTCCACGAGGCGGGGGTCCGGTCGGCCTCGCTTCGGGAGCAGGAGGCGCTTGCCGGCGCCGGCCAGTACCTCGAGGGCATCAAGAACCCCGAGGCGGTCGCGGCGGTCGTGGCCGAGGTCGCCCCCGGGAAGAGCGCCTTCATCGAGCGGTCCCGGTGGGATGCCTACTGGCAGGAGAAGGGGATCGACCCGCAGCGGAAGGCGGCCGAGGTTGCCGGCGAGGGGACGAACCCACACGACGTCGCCGGGGACTTCATCGCGCTGCCGCTGAACCGCTACCTCTCGGCCTTCGGTGGGTCGGAGCACCTTCTCTCGCTCGCCCCCGACGTGAAGCTCTCTCCGGACACCCGGACTGCTCGGGAACAGATCACCTTCGACGAGGCCGAGCTCCGGCTTGAGACCGAGGCCCAGAAGACGAGGGGGGCCGACTTCGAGATCCATAAGCGCGCGGTGGCGGACGCCATCAAGGAGCAGGCGATCTCGCGGGGGGTCGACGCGGACGAAGCGGCGGCTAGCGCGAACACCATCGCCGAAGCGGCGGGCTCTGTCGCGCTCAAGGCGGGCCTGTCGGTGAAGCAGGCAACTATCCTAATGGGTCTCCAGCGGTACAAGGTGCTGGGGGTCAACGCCGAGGACATCGCGAAGGCGACCAGCGAGCAGCTCCGGGCCCAGATGCCGGCGGAGGAACTCCACACCGTCGACCTCGTCCACCGGGCAGGGAGCGGCGACCAGTTGGCGATCTCGGAGCTCGGCCGGCGCGCCCAGGCGTTCGAGGCGGAGGCGGCCAACGCGAAGAAGGAGGCGGCGCAGGCCAAGGCGGAGGGACTCGTCGAGCCCCTGACCGGCGGAGGGAACCGGCTCGCCTACGAGCGGGACAAGAAGGCGCTCAAGGGCGGGACGTGGGTGCAGCACGACCTGAACCACCTGACCCAGATCAACAGCCGGCTCGGCCACGTCGAGGGCGGAGACGCCGCGCTCCGGGAGAGCGGGAGGGTCCTTCGCGAGATCGCCGAGCAGCACGGCGGGCGGTTCTACCGGTGGGGTGGCGACGAACTGGCGACGTGGTTCCCCGAGGGGGCTGACGTCAAGGCGTGGGAGGCGGACGCCGCGCGGGCTCTCGCCGACCTGCCTGAGTTGGTCTCCGGGAAGAGGACGCACAAGGTCTCAATCTCGTCGGGGATGGGGACAACGCCGGAGGCCGCGGACAGGGCGCTGTACCGCGCGAAGGACGAAGCGGCAGCGGCGGGGCGGGGCGGGTCGATCGACAAGACGAACATCCGGCTTCAGGAGATCGCGAAGGAACTGACGACGAACCCGGCGGACCGCGCCGCGCTCGAGCAGGAGCAGGCGGCGCTGGTGGCGAAGAAGGCCAGGATCGAGGCCGGCCTCGCGGCCCCCAACTTCGAGAAGAGTCACTTCTTCGCGGCTGACGAAGCCGGTGGCCCCGCGGCGAAGGCGATCGAGGCTCCGGCAGCCGAGCCCGAGATCGCGCGCATCGGCGGGAAGCCGGTCACCTACATCCCAGCCGTGCCCCTCTCGGAGCGGTCGGTGGGGCGCGTCGTAACCCCGCAGCGACCCGGCGCCGGCGAGGCGATCCACTACCGCGTGATCGAGGCGGACCAACTCGTCCCCTCGCACACCCCGGACTCCTTCACCCCACACCCGGACTACCCGGCAGGGGTGCAGGAGCGCGACTATCGCAGGCAGCCGGAAGAGCAACTGAAGGTGGCGAGGGGTGCGCAGCAACTCGACCCGTCCTTCCTCCTCTCCGACACGCCGAGCGCCCTCGACGGTCCCCCGATCGTGACTAGCGGGGACAAGGCGATCGTCCTCGGCGGCAACGGCCGGTCGATGATGCTCCTCTCCGGCCTGAAGGACGCCGAGACGGCGGCGAAGTACCGCGCCGAGCTGACGGCCCGCGCGGTGGGGTTCGGCATCGACCCGGCGCAGATCGAGGGGATGAAGAACCCGGTCCTCGTGCGCGAGCTCGACGGGATGCCGTCGGACGCGCCGAAGCCGGACCTCGCCGCGGCGGTGCGTCGGTTCAACGAGAACTTGACGCAGGCGCTTTCGCCGAAGCTGCTCGCGGTCTCGGAGGCCCGGACCCTGACCCCTGACGCCGTCCAGTCCATCGCGCGAGTGCTGATGGACGGGGACGGTTCCCTGCGGGACGTCCTGACCAACAGTCCCGAGGCGCTCATCGACCTTCTTCGCCAGGAGGGGATCATCACCCCGCAGAATCAGGCGGGTTTCGTGAAGGGCCGGATCTTCACCGAGGAAGGCAAGGACCGGGTCGAGGGGATGTTCGTCGGCCGGGTCATCGGGACGGCCGAGCGGCTGGCGCAGTCCCCGAGCGCCCTGATCGCGAAGTTGGAGCGGATCGCCGGCCCTTTGCTCCAGGTCGAGGGGATCAACCCGGCCCTCGGCGAGACGGAGACGGTCCAGAAGGCGATCGACCTCGTGAACGACGCGCGAGTCCGGCGGCTGAGCGTCGACATCGCGGCGGGACAGGCGAGTCTATTCGGGGAGGCGCGGCCGGACGCCGCAGTGGTGGCGCTGGCGAAGATGCTGGAGGGGCGAGGGGTCCGCGAGATCCAGTCCCGTTTCCGAGGGTGGGCGATCCGGGCAGGAGTGGACCCGGCGCAGGGCGGACTCTTCGGGGCAACGACTCAGACGGAAGCGAGAGCGGTCCTGTTGGGCGCGGAGGCGACGGTCGAGCAGCCGCGGCGTGCGACCTCGGGCGACATCTCCGGGATCTTCGCGGGGCTCAAGGAGGCTCACCCGGGCGTCGACTTCTCGCTCGGCGGTGGCGCGGGCGGGGTCGTCGTCCTCTCGCGCATCGTCGTCAAGGAACGCGAGCAAGGGACCGGGTCGGCCTTCATGCGGGACCTCGTCGCAGCGGCAGACGCGGCGGGACTCACGCTCGCGGCGACTCCCTCGTCGGACTTCGGCGGAACGAAGGGCCGGATCGTCGAGTGGAACAAGCGCTTCGGCTTCGTCGAGAACAAGGGCCGGACGAAGGATCTGGAGATCAGCGAGACGATGTACCGGCGGCCGAAGTCGCCGAGCGTCTCGGTCGAGCAGAAGAGCGCCCAGACCTCGACGCCGGAGTTTAAGGCGTGGTTCGGGGACTCGAAGGTGGTCGACGCGGAGGGGAAGCCGATCGTCGTCGTTCACGGGTCGCAGGGGTTCAAGGGAGATGCCTTCTCGCGAGACTCGGCCGCCAAGGGACCGTCGAAGGTTGGGTTCTGGTTCACCGACGACCCAGCGTTCGGCGAGATCTTCGGGTCCGAGATCCTTCCAGTCTATCTGTCTCTGAAGAACCCGAAGGTCCTGACGCAGGCGAAGTGGGACGCGCTTCGGGTGCAGCACGGTGGTGATGCGGAGTGGTTCGGGAAGTGGCGCGACGACCTGATCGCGCAGGGCTTCGACGGCGTGATTGTGCCGGGCACGGCGGAGAAGTTGGGTCGGTTCGATGTCCGCTCTCCGGGCGTCTTCGCGGCCTTCCGCTCCGAGCAGATCAAGAGCGCCACGGGGAACCGGGGCACCTTCGACCCCTCGAACCCGAGCATCCTGAAGCAGTCCGGCGCCGACGGCCCCCGGGGTTTGGTGCGGATGCGGCTCGACGCCACCGGCCGCCCCGTAGACTTTCCGATCCAACTCCTCGCCGGGGACGCCTCCACCCTCGCGCACGAGACCGGTCACTTCTTCTCGTGGGCCATGCATGACGTCGCGATGGACCCCAGGGGCGCTCCAGCCTTCCGCGCCGACTACGACGCGATGCTGAAGTGGGCAGGCTACGGCTCCCCGGAGGAGCGGCTCGCTCAGAGCCTCGAGCGGGCGGACCTCGAAGCGCGAGAGGACAGCCTCGCTCCAGCCGAGAAGGGCCGCCTCGCCGACCTCAAGGCCAAGGAGGAGAAGATCGGCCACGGCTGGGAGCTCTACTTCGCCGAGGGGCACGCTCCGAGCCGGGAGCTGGCGCGCACCTTCGCGTGGTTCCGCCGCTCCATCACGGACGTCTACCGCGGCCTGTACGGGGCGGGGGACCAGTACCGCCGGAATTACGGACGGGAGCTGGGCCTCTCCGAGGAGATCCGGGGTGTCTTCGACCGGTGGCTGGCGGCGGAGACCGAGGTCTCCCGCGGCGGGTCGAACGAACCGATCCCCCCCGAGGTGCTCGACAAGCTCAACCCGGCGGACCGGGATGCGCTCCTGCGCGCCCGGGACGACCGAAGGAACGAGACCGAGGCCGGGGTCTATCAGGCGCTCACCCAGGCGGAGAAGGACCAGCACGCGGACACCCGCGCGAAGGTGCGGCAGCAGGTCGCCGACGAACTGGACTCGACCCCCGTCTGGAAGGCGATCGACTACCTCACCCGCGACCCCTCACCGGAGGCCGGCCTGATCGACGTGGCGCTCGGGAACCTCGACCCCAGCCTCGTGGACCAGTCCGGTCGGTCGTGGAACCTGGACCTCGCCGAGGTGAAGGAAGCGGTCGGGGACGACGGGATGAAGAGCCTCCCCCGTGGCATCACGGCGAAGAAGGGCGGGATGCCGCTGGACTTCGTCGCGGAGCGGCTGGGGTTCCAGACCGGGCAGGAGATGATCGACGCCCTGAAGGTCGCCGGGAAGCGGGAGACGGCGATCGAGGCCCGGACCCAGGCGAAGATGGAAGAGCTCTTCCCGGGGATGCTGAAGGACCCGGAGGCCGTCACGAAGGCGGCTGTCGAGGCGGAGCACACCCCGGAAGCGGCCATCGAGGCGCTGGTCGGCGCGCGCATCCTCGCGCGAACGGTCGACCCCACGTTGGGGATGCGGCTCAGGGTCATGGAGGACCGGGCAACCCGGAAGGCCAGCGCGGAGCGGCTGGTCGCGGGCATCCCGGTCTCGGCTCTCTCCCCTGCGCTGTACCTGCGGGCGGAGCGGGCCGCCGGCAAGCGCGCGCTCGAACTGACCGGGCAGGCGCTCGGGCGGGACACGGCGAAGCGGAAGGAGCACGCCGCGGCGGCTATGGATGCTCGGGACGTCCAGCTCCTGAATATGGAACTCTGGCGCGCGGCGACGGACGCGAAGGCGCAGGCCGAGAAGGACGCGGCGACGCTCGCGGAGTACCAGCGGCCGGGCAAGGTCCGGGCTGAGGTCGGGAAGGCGCACGAGACGCTCCCGGACGGGACCGTGGCGCAGCCCTACCTCGAGCGGATCGACGCGCTGCTCGGGGCGGTGGAGTTCGGGAACGCCAGCCGGTCCGGTGTGGCGGCGCGCGCCTCGACGCTCGCGGACATCCAGGCGTGGATCGTGAACCGGTGGCTCGACGGCGACTCGATCACCTTCCCCCCAAAGCTGATGGAGCGGCTCCAGCGGGTCACGCACTGGAAGGACCTGACGCCGACCGAGCTGACCTCCTTCCGGCAAGCGGTAGAGTCGATCGCGGCGCAGGCGGAGCAGCGGACCACGTTCGAGGTGGGGAAGACGAAGGAGGAGACGACCAGGGTGATCGGGGAGCTCGCGGCGGCGGCGCTGGAGAACGGCGCGCACGTGCGGCTCTCGCTGGTCCCGGCGAACAAGACGCTCAAGGAAGCGGTCGCCGAGGGCACCCGTCAGGCGATCCACGCCCTGACCCGGCCCGAAGTGCTCTTCGACGCGCTCGACGGCTACCAGCCCGATGGCCCGTGGAAGCGGTACGTCTGGGACCCGATCTCGGACGCCTCGTACCGGTTTCACGACCTCGTGCGAACGGCCTCCGAGCCGGTGCGGAAGATCCTGCGGGACCTGCCGTTGGCGGAGCGGTCGCGGATCCGAAACACCCGCTTTGAAGTCGACGGCGAGACCTACACGCTGGAAAACGCGATCGTCGTCGGACTCCAGATGGGGAACGAGTCGAACGACAGCAAGCTCGTGCGCGGCATGAGCAGCCCTTCGCTCGTCGAGGACTTCAACGTAAAGCCGTGGCAGGGTCGCGCGACCCGGGACGCCATCCTCGCTCAGCTCACGGCGAGCGACGTCAAGATCATCAACTCGATCCACAAGGCGCTCGAATCGTATTGGGAAGCGGCGAGCGCGTTGGAGACGAAGGACACCGGCGTAGCTCCGAAGAAGGTGGCAACGAAGGCCTTCAGGTTCAAGGGCAAGGGCGGCGTCGACCTCGTGATAGACGGCGGCTACTACCCGATCATCTACTCCCGGATGTTCCGCATCGGGCAGGTCCAGGCGGAGGCGGACGCGGCGGCGGCCAACGGGCTGCCCGGGCTCTACGATCCGGCCTACGAGCGGGTGATGACGCCGAACGGGCATCTACAGGAGCGGGTCGAGTCCTACGCGCGGCCGTTCGACCTGACGCTCGACGCTTTGCCCCGAAAGCTGACGATGACCGCGAAGGACATCGCGTTCCGCATGGCGGCGAAGCAGACCTACCGGGTGCTCGTCGACCGGAAGATCGTCGGCGCGCTCCAGCAGGCGCTGGGGTACGAGGGGCACGCGCTGGTGCTCGGCCACCTCCGGGACGCGGTGAACGACGTCATGATCCCGGACCAGGGGGCAGGGTGGGCGCTCCGCGTGATGAACAAGGCGCGGTCCCTGACGTACCAGAACGTCTTCTCCCTGAACGTGGCCCAGACGCTCCAGAACCTCGCGGACCCGGTGGGCATCGGGGCGGTGATGCCGGCGAGGTTCTTCGCGGCGGCCTCGCTCGACATCGGCCGGCGGCGCGGCGTGGCGGTGCAGGAGATCCTCGCCGAGTCGCCCGAGATGCGGATCCGGGCCGATGGTCTCGCGAAGAGCCTGAACCGGGACATCGAGGACACGTTCCGCAAGAGCGTGCCCGGCCTCGCGTGGGATCGGCTGTCCGAGCTCATGCTCCTGCCGTTCGAGACGACCCAGAAGGCGACGGAGTTCCCGACCTACGCCGGGGCGAAGGCGCACGCGCAGGCGCCGAAGGACAAGGGCGGGCTCGGGATGGAGCAGGCCGAAGCCGTCCAGCACGCGGAGGCGGCGGTCCGCAAGATGTTCGGTGGGCATCGGACGGTGGACCTGACGCCGATCCAGCGGCACAAGATCCTCCGCTGGGGGACGATGTTCTGGGGCTGGGCCGGCGCGCAGTTGAACCAGTTCATCAGCGCGAGCGGGAAGGCCGGGATGGAGTGGAGCGACGGCCGCAAGGCCAAGGCCATGAAGACGGTCGGGGCGGCGTTCGCCTACCTCTACGCGAAGCAGATCGCCTCGGAGATCCTCGTGGGGCGCGGGCCGGCGGACGAGGACGACGACGGGCTCGACGCGAAGGACGTCGGGAGCTGGGCGGCGTTCCGTGGCGTGATGACCCTGCCGGGCTTCGTGCCGGTGGTGTCGCAGATGGCGCGCGGGGTGTCGGGCGAGACGGCGCAGCGGGACGTGCAGTTGACCCCGTGGCTAAACCTTCTGAACGGGCCGGTAAAGGCGGGACGTACGACGGCGGCCTACATCGCCCACGTTTCGGAGGACTCAGAAGGTGATGACGAGGGGGTCCAGCTCTTCCTCGCCTGGCTCGAGGCGGGGGGCCAGTTCGTCGGCGGGGCTCCGGTGGGACAGGTGCGGAAGACGGCGCGGTACTGGAACGGGCGGCAGCCGGACGCGGCGATCGGCGAGGACGTTCTGGGGACGGCCTACGGTCCTGCGAAGAAGGGCAGCCTGAGCAGCACGATCTACGGGCGGTGACCCGGTGACGACGTTCAACGGATAGGGTAGGGGTACGGAATGGCGACTCGACGACCAGACCTTCGGACGGTGGCGGCGCTCGACGGGGTGACGCCGGAGACGGGCAGGGTGCTCTGGTGGAAGGCAGATGGCACTTGCGAGAACGCGGACCCTGCGGAACTAGGGGCCGCGCTCGGCGTGCCGTCGCTCCCGGTCCCCCAATCGCAGGGCGGCACGGGCGCCACGTCGCTGGGGGGCGCGGTCGT